GACAAGATAACCAGTGGCTGCAACCTGAGCGTCAGAGTCAACCCCTGCCGACTCACGGATAGCGAATCCGTGGAGATCAAGCAATACTCCACGGCGCAGTGTATCAGCGCTAGCCGCTTCGTTAGCTTTGGTAAGCTGGGCAAGTGTCCTAAGTTTTGCACCGGCGGCAGTGTCAATAACGAGCTGAAGGTCGCCCATCGGAGCACCGTTGTCGGCGAGGATACGCCGGATATTCGCCGGGTCAGAAAGATCAGAAGCAAATGGAGTGGTACCAGCTGTGCCATAAGCACGAGAGGCACTTACAAAAAGGTCACCAATATCATCTTCGATTTCGTTAGCCAAGGTGCGCATAGCCTGCGCAAACTGGTCACGGAGCAAGACGTTATAGGATACGCCGTTCCTCTGCTGGAGCTGTTCCTCGCCATTCCACCGAATCGGAACATACCGAGACTTAGAAATGGTCATGTCAGTGTAACCGATTGTCTGGTCTCCATTATCAGGAGCATACAGGCCGGGAGAAACGTCAGATGCTGAAGAGGTCGGTACGACCGGGACTCGGATAGTCTCGTCTTTCCCGACAGTCTCGGCCTTTGCATTTTTTGCGACCGAAGGGATGAATCCGACAAGCTCTCTCGATACTACATCGATAGCATCATAGATAGTCGGGATGAGACCCGTGAGGGTATTTGCCATTGTATAATCTCCTTAATCTTTTACTACTCCGCCAGATTTCACATAGGATATCTGGTCGGAGGGAATCATTGAGTTAAACTCATTCCTAGATATTGTCTTAACGTTGGAAGACCCCATAGGTGGCGTTTTTTGATCCGGGAAACGCTCCTTTAGTATCTTCTCCGTATATCCATCGCGGGCTTTTGTAAATGACTTAATAAGCTTTTCCATACGTGCATCGGTTTCTACGTCGCTATTCCCGATTAGTATCTCCGCGAGATCCGCATCGATTCCCATCTCAGTAATTTTCGGTAGGACCTTTGACCGCTGATTGGCTATAAAAGTATCTCTCTCTGCCTGCGCCTTCGCCTTTTCCAAAGCCTCGACACGTTCAAGGGCAGCTGCTAGTTCTGGATCTTTCGGCTTCGGCCCTCGCTTTTTAATTTCCTCGTCGATGATAGAAGGCAGTTTTTCGGCCTTAAACTTATCGTCGTGAGAGGCAACGGCGCGGCTTATTGCCGAATCGATAGCGCTCTTGATGAATGGATTCTCGGCGGCGAGCTTGTCAACAGTTTCGCGGGAGTCAATCTTGACTGCCCCGTCGAACTGTGAAAGCGCCGATTTGAAAGCCTCACGCTTATCCTCTGGGATAACCGCACTGAAATCGTCGTAAATGCTCATTTGTCTTCCTTCCCCGCCACGTTTTCACCCGGCAAGTCTTTTACTTCTAAGTCGCCTATTGTAATGTTATCGGGTATCTTATGACCCGCTATTCGAATTTTTATCGCATCCCATAAGCTAATTGTTATTTTTACCTTTAGAACCATATCGGTCATTGTAGCCATTGTAACCCCTTGCCCCGCGACCGTTAGCCCGCGACGCTAATATTTCATTGCCTGTTTCTCGGCAAGTATCGCCTTTTTCTCTATGTCCCATCCACGGGTCGGACTCCATCCTTTATTTTTCGCCCAATCGCTGAACGTGGTATATGGCACAATCCCCTCGCCACGGATGCGCCGTAGTTCAGGTGACATATCGTCAATTACCTCGATAATGCGGCATCGGCAATTGTGTACTATTGACATATTGCCATTGTCGTGGTATAATCCATACCATCCTTGTTCAGTCTGGAGGTTATAGACATGACCAGTATATGGAACACTCTCGATGCTGACGACATTATCAAAAGATACGTCGGCGGAGAATCCGAAAAAAGCATCGCAAACTCTCTTAACATCCATCGCGGAGGGATCAGGAGAGTATTGACAAGCCATAGTGTTGATATCCACGGAAGGTCGGCGGCAATGTTTCAACGCATGGCTAATTGCACCACTGAAGAGAGAAGCAAACTTTCTAGCAAGGCCCATGAAGCCGTTAAAGGCGTGACGCGAAGTGATGCCGAATTGCAAAAAAGGGCTGTTGCTAGGCAAGCCAATATGCAATACCTTGGGCGCGGTGAAACTGAACTTCTTCAATGGCTTGTAGATAAAGGACTCGATGCGGTTCCTCAGCTTGCCGTCGATAGATACAATATCGACATTGCCATCCCTAGCGCTTCCATCGCCGTGGAATTGCTTATCAACTCCGCCAACCCATTTAACAGAACCAACGATAGAAAAAAGATTGAGTATCTCTGCCGCAATGGGTGGCTTGTTATTTACATTTGGATTCCCGCTCCCGAATATCTCACCGAGTACCACGCTACATACATTAGAATCCTTTACGATGCTCTTGGCAGTAACCCATCCCTTATCGGTCAGTATAGGGTGGTTGGGCGTAACGTGAATCTCGTTTCCGCTGGCTGTTTTGATAATGACAATGGAACCAGAATAGTATCTCTTATATAATTTTTCAGTATTCATGCATATCGGGATTGCGTATTCAGGTATGCAATTTATATCCTCAGATGCTATGCCGAATAGACCAGGTGCCTCGGCCGATCCACCGCTAGAATAGAACAGTCCATCATCATCCGCGAATGTCCCGTCAAGGCTCCCATGCGAATCCCTCGTGCGAGTGTCAAGCGTCGATACCCATTGCTTGCGGGCTTCGATGCCGACCTTTTCCAGATTGTCATATGTAGCAAGATGGCCCTGCGAATAGTTTCGTGTCGCCTCTGTCCTGACAATTCTGATTATTCTGGAATAGTCGTCGTTGACTTCCTTCTTGACTGACCTAGCAACCTTTGAAAATCCGAAGCCCTGAGCAAGCCCAGAAGTTATCTTTTGATTCAGAGCGATCAACTCTTTTGTATTCCACTCGCGCAACCGCTGGCTAAAGTTCTCCCCGGTCACTCCGTCCCAAACCGATTGACGTATCGCCTCGACAGATAGCACCGGCCATTTTATCTCTACCCCTATCGCTTGATCATAGGCCCATTGAGTACCATAAACTCCATTAGCAAAAACTCTAGCAGAATTATTCCTCGTACCAATTATCGCCTCGCGTGTCATTGCCTTGTATTCTGCCGCAATCGCTTTCTGCAAGCTCGATAGCCGGTTGAATCGTCGCGCCTCTCTGAGCGTAGGCGTGGCGCCGATCTTGGCGAACAGTTTAGCAAGCTCGGCCTCGATTGACTGATAGGCTTCACGGTAGCGCCGCGCAAGTTCCTTCTCGAAGGCCGCTGTTATCGCGTCGGTGCGCTCGGCATTGCGAATCAGTAAAGCATCAAGCTCCCGCGACGGCATTAGTTGCCTCTACCGGTTCGGCGAATATGTCAATCTGCGATTCAAGCTTTGTGAGCTCTTCGTCAGCATCTCCGACAATATACGACGGGAACAGTCGCAAGATAGTTTCGTCTGACAGGATACCCTTGAGCATGGCCGCGATCTGGGAAGTCATCAATAAATCATCTGGCAGGTTGCGATTCCACGATATTGTTACATCTGTATTGACAGCGTTATTACCAGCGCTTAGGTTTGAGTCGATACCTTTAATTAGCGCAATTCGATCCTGAAGACCAATCGAAAAGTAGGTCGCAATCGTAGCACAGAGATATTCAAATCCCAAGAGCTTGTATTTTTGCGCTACACCTGACGCCTGCACAAAAGTATCATCGTTGGGATTGAATAGCTGTAGCATATCATAGATAAGCCGCTCTGTCCTGTCGGCGGCAGAGTCTATAAACGTTGCGTTAATATCTTTAGTCAAGAATGCTATTTGGTCAGTGACAGATTTTTCGCCAGTCAGGTTTTGAAATAGCGCTGTGCGCTTGATCTTGTCAACCTCTGTCTCACCATTACTGTCTACCGCAGTGTCAAGCTGGCCTGCCATAAGAAGATAGCTAGACGCGAACCTAGCAAGTTCATTGGCGAAGTCCTCTGACATTATCTTGTCGTATAGGTCGATTAATGCCTGCACATGATCAAACAGGTTTGACCCATCGCTTGACATTGAAAACCGTACGACGGGGACACGCTTATATGCGTGTGGCACGGGAGTACCATCATAATCATACTTGCCACCATCTACAGCTCTGAAAGCTTGCATCTCCTTGTCATCATAGACATGAGCATAGTGTATATTGTTTTTTATCCAATGGCGCACAAATGCTACCATCTTGGGTTTAAGGGAATCATTGTAGATGGCGATACACTGACTAATCGGTATCTGCGCGAACTGATTAGTTCCGCCCTCTTTCCAGTGTAATTCATACCCTGCGCCATGGGCCAAGGATGTAGCGGCAATCTCAAGGTCGATAAGACCCTCATCATTTTGGTCGAATGTATCTTTTAGAGCGTCGTCATAGCCTTCGCCTGAGTAGACGATGTTACCTTCCTTAAACATATATCCGAGTACCATATTTATAGCTCTGCGAGCGAATGGTACCGGCACCCTTATGTCAGGATCTTCTTTTGGTGCAGGGGCCATGATAGAAGGGTTGACACCCATAACATATGCGCCTTGTATTGCAACCTTATTCTGCCGCACCGTGTCGCTGGCTATATAGTCTCTCAGTTCATCGGGTGTTATCATCTTTCCCCTTTTAGAATCGTGCGGTTCCAGGTATTATCTTTTGGCTCGATGCGCTTATTTTGTATCGTGCCGCATCAATCCCGTGGTTGAACATATCGATAGGCATATTAAGCCAAGTTCCGTTCTTGTCCTGTTTCCATGAATACGAACTAAACTCACGTTGGAGATTGACGCTCCTAGTAGTTATGTTCAGTTTATATTCTTTCATGGCATTGATGCCATTCCTGATCGAGTCTGCGCCCTTTTTGCAGGGATGAACGTTAAGCCTCATCCGCCACAATTCCTCGACGCTCTTCGGCTCAGCGCTATCTGCTACAATCTCGTCAGACATTGTAATCCCAAGGCTTTTCATCATCGAACCAAGATCCTGATTAGTTAATCCAGTTTGATAAATAATCTCATCAAGCCATAGCTCTTTACCGCGCTTCCATACCGCAATCAATGCAGTAGGATCATTGGAGTATCCGAAGTCAAGCCCGTATCCAGTAAGCTTCGCATTTTCAGGTATGTCCTGAATTGACCACGAGTCGAATACGACGCCTTGGACAATCCCCCATTCGCCAAGCCCATAAACTCTGTAAGCGCTAGGATTAGTTTCTTGTAGTCGCTCTATTGTACTTGCGTAGGCAGGATCTAGGAAACAATTATCAAGATAGGTCGTAGTTAGCTCATAAGTTTCGCGCTTTACTGTTTCTGTGTCGTAAAAGTATTTTTTTAGCCAGCTAAATGATGAAGTAGGATTGAATGAAAGCGTTATCTTCGGAGATCTTCCGGTAATAGTTCTTATACGCCGGTCAATCTCTTCAAAATCGTCTTGGCTTATCTGGTCTGCCTCTTCCACCCATGCATCGGTTGGATCGTATATTGATTTCAGTTTGTTTACATCGTCAAGTCCTACAAGAAGTATCTCGTTTTTACCTGACGTAAATGTCATGTCAGTCTTATTAGTTATGAACCGAGACTCAAGGCCCATGTCATATATACGATTTTGAATCAACCGGAATACAGACTGCCGCATCGTAGCCGCTACTTTACGTGCGACGATGGTACGGCTTAGTCTATTGTCAAGTGTTCTGATGATGACATCATCGGCTACAGCATAGCTTTTGCCCGAACCTGAACCTCCACGAAGTACGTTGTATTTGTACTTGCTTTCAAAGAATGGCTTGTATACTTCATTGCGCTTTACTAACATACTCTATCTTGATGGACAATTGCTCTCCTGCCGGACCGCTTATCTCTTGCTTGTCGGTATACCCTGCATGGTTTTTAAGCCAGAATATAGCGCCGGTAGGAGAATTCCCGCTCATGCGCTCTTCGTACCATCCCTCTACAAGTAGCCTAGCCCTTTTTATAGTGTAAGAAAATATATCATTCTTTTCGAGATCATATAGTGATTGTCTGCTTGAAAAACCAAGGGCATATGCTAGCCCTGCCATAGTTGGAGGTCGAGGCGTATCTGTTGCAGTTAATGATTTGAAGTATGCTGTTATAGCCTCATCAAGCTCTTCGTCTGTTTTGTATTTTCTTGGCCTTGCCATTAAAGTATCCTGTTTTGAAGGTATCCCGCGCACGTTTCCCCGCGCAGTCTGAAATAATCTCCCGGCTTGCCCTATTCACAGCATGGCTAATAGGGGTATGCAGTGCCATGCTTTAACCTTCTACACTCGGGAGATGGAAGGTCTACGCTAGCTTCATCGAGGAATTGAACCCCGTCCCGCTGATTACAGGTCAGCTGCTCGACCGTCAAGCTAATGAAGCAAGTCACCCGATTGCACCGCACCGGGAAGCGGCCTGCCTACGATCATGACTGGATAGTATGCATCGTTGATAGGCATCCAGTATTTTCGCTTCAGTGGCCTACTGGCTTGTTATGTCCCTCTGCGGATTCGAACCGCGCTGCCCCGTCGCTGTATTGCTGGCATAGACTGGCGAGGGCCTTTAGTCCTTGCTATTTATCCATGCCCAATATGAGCTTGTCCGTTATCGTCAAATCATCTATGTCGCCATCATCAACGTCTTTTGAGCTTATCGCATCTGCGAGAGTACCCTTGTAGCAATGTCCGTCTAATTGCTCTTGCCAATCCAATGCGCAAGCCTCACTATCGAAGTAGTCCTCAAGCTCCATGAGGCCATCGCTGATTTGTAACTTTACCGCGAGTATCCACTTCCCTCGATCGTATGTAACAATGCTCGCAAGTACACGGCGAGGATCAATAGACAGCTTGCCGATTATCAAATGCGCCTCCGTTATGGACAGGGAGAGAATCGAACTCTCATCTAGTGGATCTAGCCCACCGTGCTACCCTATGGCGGTATTCATTCCCGCTTGCATCACCTGGCCTAGTCTGCCGTTCCAAAGTGAGCTCGCTTCATTGAATTACCATCGCCAAGATCAATACGATCATATTTCTGTATTTCATATTCGTTCTTGTGATGATCTATATACACTCTACGAAACTTCATGGCAGATTTGTCTACAAGTCTTATTGCATCTTCAGTATCAAATGGCATGAATGCGTATAGGTTTGTGTATATCTCTTGACGGCAATCCTCTCTATCTTCAGCATTTTTTATATGCTTCATGTGAGTATTTATTGCTGATATTATGTCTGGGTTTGTAAAATAATCAAACTTATTCATTGGCCTTCCCATAAGTACGTACGTGAACTATACCTTTTCCCGACATGATTTCAGCATACGCTCCATAGTACGTATATTTATTTTAGCTTTTTTTGCGGCATCATTTTGAGTCATTCCGCAAGCCCATAGGAAAAACGCCTCACGCTTCTTGCCGCTTAGTCCTGCAACGATTGAAGCGAGGGCGTCAGATGTTTCTACCGAACATCCTATTGAGCGAAGCCTGTCATAGCATTGATCTGTACTCATAGATATATACTATCATAACTTTGTATCTAAGTCAATAGTTTTATGTTATCTCATAGTTTATCATTTGTTTGAATAGCACATAATGTCGGGACATAGAACCATCCATATACCCAATTGGTTACTGAAAGGCCCTATGCTCGATATAGGTATACAAGCTGTATCTGTCAACAATTAATGGATCATCTATCGCGTTCCTCAAATCTGATTCGCTCATCGCGGGCGTAATCATGGGCTAAAACGAAAGCCTGTGCCGCTATCTGTGATTCTTCCAAGGTGAGTTCGTTGCGGATTTTAATTACAAGATTGGACAGCGCATCATCGCTCGGCTTCACGGCCGGCTGCTTCCCTGCTAGTTCCCAGAAGTTTTCCTGCACAACGGCCTGTATAGCAGGATCTAGTGGTCGTTCTGTCTCGGCCAACGAATCAAGGGCAGCGAGGGCCTTGTATCGTATCTCTCTGAGCCTGTCCAGTTCCTCGCGCACTTCGTCGCAGAGGAAT